GTTGAATTAGTTAGAAATCCCTAATAGGCTAAGAGCCGAAGCGGTAACGTAGCAGGTCGCACCTGCATTAGGGAGCAAAAAAAGAAAAGATTATGCCCTATTTATGGTTACATAATAAAGTTGCAGTGGAGGTGGAAGAGTTGGTTCCTAAGTATTGGAATGTGCTCAAGTCCTTACAGAGTGCTATCTCTCGCAGTGAAGGTAAGCCTTATGGTGTTAAGAAACTCCAATCGGGTGGGAATGGGCGTAGGCTACTGATAGACTATGACACTCTCCCCAAGGAGATGCAAGAGGCACTGGGTGATCCACGAAAAGCAGGTCATCTGTTAGAGCGATATTACCAAGTAAAAGACGAAACGATACGCTTCTATAGTGAATGGAAACGTGGAGACAAGCACCTTACCGATGAAGAGATAGACCGCTACATCATCAATGCCACTACCCTGCAAGCCTTGGTTACCCTTGAGCAGGAACGACTCAATATTCGTAAGGCTTTGCATAAAAAGAGTGCTACCAAGGGACTTGCTCAAAGCCTACTTACCGATGCGGTGAGCTTTAACGAGACCTTGCCCCCAAGTCGTAAGCATAGCCTGCCTGAGAGTTTAAGGCATTTTAAAAACACTTTAAACGCCTTTAAAACCGATGGACTCCTCTCCGTTATCAAGGATCCCTACGGAAAGGGCAAGCAGAACGCCCGAAAGGTAGATGAGCGTGTCATAGAGGTGCTACAAGGCTTATTCGTAGGACAAACCCACAAGCCTACTCCTACCGATATATCTCGGCAATATGATGCCTTTTTGGCTGGCTATATAGAAGTATTCAACAAGGAAACAGGTGAACTATACGAACCTACGGGCTTCCCTGCCTTGAGCGAAAGTACTATCAAAGCCTATCTGATGAGTTGGGAGCAGAAAATCATCTCCTACAATCTCAGAAGCGGAAACCGACAAGCCTTTATGGGGCAATTTATCCCCTATGCACAAACGGACTTACCCACCAAAGCAGGGTCTATCCTCTCCATTGACGATAGACAACCTCCATTTTGGTATGAAAAAGGAAAAAGGGTATGGTTCTATATTGGAGTGGATATTGCCAGCCGCTGTATGACAGCCTTTGTCTATGGAAAGAGCAAAGAAGGGATTATCCTTGAGTTCTACAGACAATTAGTAAGGAACTATCACCAATGGGGACTGAAACTCCCTTATGAGTTGGAGTGCGAAAGCTCCCTTAATAGTAGCTTTAGCGAAACCTTCTTAAGAGAGGGGTATATGTTCCAAAAGGTAAGAGTAGAAGCCAATAACGCCAAGGGAAAGTATATAGAACGTATGTTTGGCAAGATGCGTAACAACAAAGAAAAATATGCTGACGGATGGATCCCTCGCCCCTTTGCTAAGAACGAAGCCAACCAAGCGGGCAAAGGTGCTACCAAGATTATCCCTTATAATGAACTCGTGCAGGCACGCCTTGCCGATATAGAGGATTGGAACAACGAACCTCACGATGAAGATCCAAGCGTAAGCCGTTGGGAATATTTTCTCAATAACCAATTGGAAAGCCTACCAGAGACGAACTACCGCGCTATATTGCCCTATATTGGTTACTCTGTTAAGACCAGTTGCAAACAAGGCTTTATCAGCTTAAACAGACAGAAAATGGCAATAGCCGAAGCGGGAAAGATACTTACAGGCGACCCACTTATTGAGAAAATGAAACAGATAGAAGGTAAGGATATAGAGGTGTATTGGTTGGACGGCAATGACGGGGAACTTATAAAGGCAATTGCTTACTGTGGTAACCGCTATGTATGTGAAGTACAACCGATGCCACGGTTCCAGAGAGCACAAGCCGAGCAAACCGAGGAAGACACCCTTATCAAAGCGCTGCAAAATGCTTATACAATGACCATTGTACGCTATGTACAGCACCAAAGCAAAGAGATTACTCCTATAGGGGTGATAGACAAGACACCGAAGCCAAAACGCTCTTTTGTAATTAACAACCTCAAGCGATTTGAAGCATGCGAAGCAGAGGAAGTAGAAATATTGGACGACTACGATACTATGGAGGAAGACGACAGACAAATCCTCTACAATCCCAGTACAGGGACAGAATATACTAAAAATTGGAGAAAAAAATATGCTATATGAAATTATCAATAGACTTTAAAAACAAGGTAAGGGAAGCAATTCTTTCCGACCGTGAGAACTATGGAGGATCCGATGCCGACTATGCCAAACGCCTAAACCTCAAGGGGGCTATCCTTTCACGACTTAAAAAAGGAGAAGTGGAGAAGCTCATTAGCGACACCCAATGGCTGGTAATTGCTCATCAGCTGGGTGTACAGGTAAGGGATAATGCTTGGAAAGTAGCGCGTACAGCGGTATATACTGAAATAGAAGATAACCTACTCTACTGCAAGGAGTACAGCAAATCAATGATCTTGGTAGATGATTGTGGTATTGGTAAGACTTTTTGCTCCCGACACATTGTTCGTAAGCTCAAGAACGCTTTCTATGTGGATTGCTCCCAAGCGAAGACCAAACAGCAGTTTATCCGATTGCTTGCTAAGACTATAGGAGTGGATAATACAGGTAAGTATGTAGATGTAAAGGCAAGTATCAAGATGTGTCTTATCTACTTAGAACAACCTCTTATTGTACTTGACGAGGCAGGAGATTTGGACTACAATGCTTTCCTCGAACTCAAAGAGCTATGGAATGCTACCCAAGGGGAATGTGCTTGGTATATGATGGGAGCCGATGGACTAAGGGCAAAGATAGAGAGTGGTATTGCTCATAAAAAGGTAGGTTATGCTGAGATATTCGACCGCTTCTTTGATATCACCTCAATTGTACCCCAAGGCACCGATGATCGTAGGGAGTTTTATATACAATTATTGGGCGATGTGGCTTCGGTAAATGCCAAGCAAAAGGAGGATGTGGACAAACTTGTGCGTAAGTGTATGAACCCGAATGACCTTAATACAAAGGATGTAACCCCTTCCGATTGGAAGAGACTTAGGTATTTGGAGAATTTAATTAAGTTAAGCTAATGGCAAGAATAAAAGGTATATACGGAAAGCAACTACTTGAAAAAACTTATAAAACCTTTCCTTTTGAGGGGGTATGGGAGAAAGCCCTTGGCAATCCCGAAGTAGGTGGGTTTTGGTTGATCTATGGAAAGGAAAAGCAGGGTAAAACGTGGTTTTCGCTAATGTTAGCGGAATACTTGAGCAAGTTTGAACAGGTGATGTATGTAAGTGCCGAGCAGGGCATTAGTAAGTCCTTCCAAGAGGCATATATCCGTAGTGGGCTTGACCCCAGCAACCGCAAGTTAAAGATAGTACCCTATACAGAACTTACCGAGATAGAGAAAGCATTAGCTAAGCAACGTGCCCCTAAAGTGGTGATTATAGACAATACCACAGTTTATAAAGACGAGCTAACAGCCCCTAAACTTAGGGAATGGGGGAAAAATTATCGGAATGTACTCTTTATTTTTCTCGCCCACGAAGAAAAGGGAGAGCCCGATATAGCGGTGGCAAGGCTTTGTAAAAAGCTCGCAGAGGTGATTATACAAGTGGAAGGCTTGGCATGTAATGTATCAGGGCGTTGTCCTGGCGGGGTGCTTACCATAGACAAGGAGAAAGCAGAGTTATATCATAGCACAATTATAAGTGAAGAGTAAAAATTATGGAAACTATAGAAAAGCAAAAGACATTTAGGCATTGCTTGCTGTACTACTTAGATTGTAGTTATAGGCAGTATGAAGCGCTCAAGTATGGGTACTTCCTCACTTGGTGTGAGCAGGTGAATAGGGAGAAACGAATTGTGAAAAACGTATCTGACTTGGTGGGGAATGACTATCTCAACAACTGGTTTGATGACCAATGGCACTACTATGTGGAGTGTGATATAGCGTATTACTATGGCAAGGCACTTAGAGAGGGCGTATTTGACCAATCGGATATAGAACTAATGATAGAGATTGCGGCAGAGCAGATTAATCATATATACCCGAAAGTGCTATTAAGTAAAATCAGAAGAGAACTCAAATTTCAAAACTAATGAAACAGCTATATACAGATGTACTAAGGTTGGATAACTTCCTACAAGCCTTAACAGCACAAGAGCGGATGATGATACACCAGTATCACACTGGCTATAGGACATACGTACCGATAGTGGTACTTACCATCTATGAATGGATCCAAGAGAACAAGTGGGAAGCCCCCGACTTCCGCTATAACCCAGAAAGAGTATTGACCTGGTACAATCAAGATACAAAGACATGGGAGCCTATAGAAGCCCATAAATTATATAGAGCAAAAGTAGAACGATAATTTTAAAAATAGATATTACCATGAGTGTAGATTTATCACAACTAAGTGCCGAGGAACGTGCAGCACTTATAGAACAGGCGAAAGAGTTAGACGCCAAGGAAAGAGAGGAAAGAAAAAAAGCCTATGAGCAAATGAAAGCAGATGCCATAATAGGGCTTATCACTGTAGCCAAGGACATCAATGAGCGGCTTACAGATTTCAAAAAGCATTCGTTTGAGACGATGGACACCCTCTATGATCTACTAAAGGAGTACAGCGGACGCCACGCGGGAGGAAAAGGAAACTTTAGTGTGGAGTTTGAGAATTTCAAGGTGGATTACAGCCGCCAAGGAAGAGGCTCCTATGACGAACGCGCTACCGAGGCGGAGAAATACATCTTTGACTTCATAGAAGGGCGCTACTCTGGGGATGAGGGCACTAAGGAGTTTATCCTTTCCTTATTGGAACGTAAAAAGGGCGAACTTGACCCCGATAACATTCAGAAGCTCTACAAGTACGAGGATAAGTTTGCTGATCCAAATTTCTCAAAGGCGTGTGAGCTATTCCGTGAGAGTTATCAGTATAACCACTCTAAGGATTATATCCGCTTCTATGAAAAGGATAAGCATGGCAAGTGGCAGAATATACTCTTACAATTTTCGGCTATTTAGGCAGGTGCGAGCCGCACAAACAATTATTAAATGGGAGGGAGGAGGGCTAATTAAATAACCTTTAAAAACGATTTAAAATGAAAGAAAAACCAACACATTATTATTGCTTCTTTGGCAATGGCACACAAACAAAAAATAAGTTACAAGCTGAATTTTCCGAATTTCTAAGAGGAATGGAAGGAGAATTATATCAAGCTGCCGATTTAGATAAAATAAAGCGATACATCATTGAAAAAGCCAAAGAGTTAAACAAAGAGTATCCCCGATGTAAGGCCTTAGATGTTTCTTTTGAACAATACTCAAAAAAGGATTACATCCACTATCTATGTGGTATTGAGTTTAACGCATTTCGGCTAATACCTGCTTATCTTATTAAACTTAAAAACGATTTAAAATGAAAGAAAAACCAACACATTATTATTGTCTCTGTACGAATAATAGTAAACCTAAAAATAAATTACAAGAAGAGTTTTTAACTTTTCTAAAAAGTATGGACATGTCGCTTTATGAGGTAGATAAAATAGAAGATTTGAAAGTATATATATTCGAAAAATCTGAGGAAAGAAATAAAAAGTATAGTCGCTGCGCTCCTTTACGGATTTATTTTATAAGATATACGAATTATAGTCTTTACTTAGAAGGATTTGAAGCAGGAGGTCTACACTTAAGGGAAGCACACCTAATTGATATAAAAAACGATTTAAAATGATTAGCACACGACAACTAAAGATCCTACAAAGCTTTTTTGTAAAAAGGTTTAAGAATAGAGAAGGCCGTTTGGCGTTTCTCTCCTGCCTCGTATTAAGGGAGCTGAGTTCATTCAAGGAACTAACAGAAGACGAAGCTTTTAAAGTGTTAGACTGGCTGAAGTATGATTACAGTAAGGAAGCGCAATTTGATAGCCATAATACGCAACACCTTAGCCTACTGGCAAAATGCCACGAATTGGGCTGGGTACGAGAGGATAATCCTAAGATTCCAGACCTTCAACGATTGGGTAAGTTTATGTTAAGTAAGAGGTGCCCTGTACAAAAGCCCTTAAAAGAAATGACTACTAAGGAAGTCAGTAAGGTAATAGGAGCCTTGGAGAAGATAATCGAAAAACGATATCAATATGAAAAAAAGTGATAAACGACAAGTGACAACTGACAAATGTCCTCACAAGCACCAGGTATTACGCACTATAGGAGGGCATTGTACTGTAGTGATAACTGCTGTGTTTTGCCAAGATTGTGGGAAACAACTAACAAAAACAAAAGTAGAAACCTAATGAGATTAAGAGTGTGGTATGGGCTTCGTAAGCTCACAAAAAAAGCCGTAAAAAAGCCCGCTATTGTTATTGTCTATGAGAACTCTTGGTATTGGAAAAACGAGGATAGAATAAATCAAGCTATGAAAGTAATATATACTCGTTACCAAACAGAACAAGAGGCTTCCGATGCTCCTAATAGCAGATATACATACATCTACTATGAGTTATTTTTAGAAGATAAACACTTTAAAAAGTCTCCAGAACTCGCTATACAATACAATAGCTATTCGGACAGAAAGCAGGTTAGTGAAGAGGAAAGAGAACTTATCGCAAGTAAGATAAGAGCAGAGATATACAAGTTCTACAATATTCAGGAGCCTGATAGCATACCTATCAATAGCTGGCAATTAATCATTAACCATTAATCATTAAAAAATGACCTATATAGTAGCCATACGCAGTTGTGCCGTTGTGCTAAAGCTGACCTATAAAGGAGGAAAGTTCCAAAAGATGGAAGTCAAAAAAGGCACATTGGAGGGCGAGCGCCTCAAGCAAATAGGGCTATTGGTTCCTCCCTTGGAAAACCTTATAGAGGAATGGCAAGGGACTTGGGGTGATAGAGTTACCTACCGAGAGGAAGAGGCAAACCCTCCGAGCTTATACGCCCTATTCTTAGACGAATGGTTTGCTTTCTATAACCGATTGTTCGGGTTTGCTCCCAAATTCACCGGGGCGGACGGCAAAGCTCTTAAGGAGATTATCACCTATCTTACGAGCAACTCAGCCGATGAGACAGAGGCCTTATCCACTTGGCAGTACCTACTCAGCAATTGGCAAAAGTTAGACGAGTTCCATCAAAGGAATACAGACTTGAAGTACATCAATTCCCAACTCAATAAAATATTACAAAATGCAAAACGAGGTAATAGTAGTAAGACCCAACGAATTAGCGACGATTTCAAACGAGAAGTTCTTAGAGGCCTATTCGCCGAATAACTGTCTTATGCGAAGTGTAACGCTCAAGGGAGTGAGCGATGCTGTTAGTCGTAAGACCGTAAGCTTAGTAGATATTAAAAAGAACAGAGGACAAGCATTTTTAAGGAGCTACATAGCCCTATGGCTGATAGAGCTTAATGAGCTGTTGAACCTTAAAAATCCCCTATCAGAGGCGCAAATAAAGTTATGTACCGAACAAATCATCACAGATTATTCTTTTTTGAAGCTCTCAGAACTCTCACTTATCTTCAAGAGGATTGTTTCGGGTGAGTTTGGCGAACTATATGAGCGTATCAGTATGCCTAAGCTGATGACTATATTCTGTAAGTATGAGCAAGAGCGCACAGAAGTTGTAATCAGTGAGAGCAGTCAAGATCATGAGAACTTCCGCTACCAAGAAAGCCGAACGGAAAGCTACAATGAAGAGATAGTAAGGTTATTAAAGCGAGATAAAAAACATTGACCCAAGCTAACAATGTCTGCTAAAATCCAATTTGGATAATAGCAGACGTTTTTTTAATTTTGCACAGAAAAAGTATTATTATGAAGACCTATACAATACAGCGAAAAGAACGACTAAAACAGCGTAATGAGTGCGTGCGAAAGCTCTTTGAGAGCCTTAGTGGTCGTCATCCCCAATGGAGGGCGGAAGCTATTATAGCAGAAGTAGCTGCGCAGATGTATCTTTCCCCTCGTACAGTGGAGGCGATAGTCTTCTATGAGGGAATCTATGCAGAAAAATAAAATAATTGAAAAAGTTTTGGTAGTTTAAAATAAAGTTGTACTTTTGTGCCATCGATTCTGCGGATTCGATATCACCAACGCCTATGTTAAGACTTTTCTTATCATAGGCGTTCGGGTTTATTGTAGAAATTCTATCTTCTCTAACTCTCCACTTTCTTTTAGTATCCATACCTCTTTTATCTGTTTTCCTTCCTTAATTCTAAACTTAATCAGCTTTTTAAGATGCTCTATTGTATAATTACCCTTTTCTATTATAATACAATCAGATTGTTTTAATCCCCTTGAAAGCATATTTGGTAAAGAGTTTTTAGCGTCTCTATGCCCCTCGTGCTCATAGAACTTATTCCCTACTTTAAAATCGGGACATTTACCCCAATAAGGAGTTCCTTGCAAATCGGCATAAAGTTGCTGATAGAGTTCGTTTCGCAGGGGTGAATTAAACCTTGGTAGTATGATTGTTTCTTTTCCTTGCTTAGCGAAAAAGTCGCAACATTTATATACACGCTCATAGTCCGACCCCTCCATATTTACAAGGTTAGAAATAGTAATCTTTCCTCCATTAGGGTATTCTTTTACCACCTTCTCAATATAGTTTTCTCCGAGCTTTTCCAATCGTTTTTCCACCTGCTTTTCTACTTCCTTAACGACTTTTTCGCTCATTCCTTTGGCGTATGGTATTATAGGAAATATCTCCCCCGAAAGAGCAGGGTTATTAGCAAAGGCTTCTTTTATGGGAACCTCTTCTGTATGTACTCCTTCTGTTACTGGAGTAGCAGTAGGCTCTACATAGCAACGACAGCCCCAATCATTAGGAGGTAGGTGTGTTTGCCAAAAAGAATGCTCCACAGGTAGCGTAAGCCCATCCCAGGCACGGTGTGTTTCACGAGTTCGCTCATCGTGTACCGCGTGATAAGTAAGGTTAGGGTATATGCGCTTATTGGCTATATACTCCTCGTACTTTTGTGCAGAGAGCGCATTAGCCACTGTTTGGTTGTACTCGGTTTGTAGCCAACGCTTGTTGTAAAGCGTGTCAAGCTTTTCGGCTTCCTTTTTAAACTCACTCCATGGGAGTACACGCCCATCCTTGGTAAGGGCTTGTTCTATCTGCCGCTTGAAGCTCGTTTCTTTGAAAGCCGAAAAAGTAGCTATGTTGTGCTTGAGGCTACTAACCAAATCGGGGTTTGCTTGTTCTATTTTGGAACTATAGCCTATTTCTACTGCTTTAGAGAGGTGCCTATAATAATACCTCCATAGCTTTTCCGATAGGGGTTCGCTAACACCTCTTTCTTGGAAAACCATACGAATATACTCCTCAATAAGCCTACTCAAGTCGTTGTCTTCCTTGCTGAGCTTTATAGGCTCGTGTTCGGAGCAACAATGGGTGTGATAGTGTAACTTGAGTAGGCTTAGGCTTTTTTTGACTCACCCTCACTACTTCCGCCAAAGGTAGAGGTAGGCATACTTTCTATTTCTACCCCATAAGTACGCTCTATATAGTCCTGGGTAAGGATATAGCCACGCCCTAAGAGTACGCCATCTATACTGATTTGCTTGTTAGGGTCTGTGGTTTTCTCTACTGCTATTTTGGCATTGTCGGGTATAGAGTAGCCAATAGCACGCATAGCGGGCAAAAGTTGGTTATTAAGAAAAGCCAACATCTTCTTTTCGTCGGCATAGACAACCTCCTCCAAAGTGTTCTCGTGTACCGTGCCTTGTGCCTTGCTACTGCCGTTTTCGGTAGTCATTGTTTGGTGAAGTACGAGTTTGGAGAGTTCTTTGTCTAAGGCTTCAATTTTGCGGTAAAACACTTGGAAAGCATCTGCTTTGCTGTTCTCCTTAATATCTACTTCAGTGCCAATAGGAAAAACGCCATACGAAGCTGAACCCATTTCCTCCAACCACTGGGCAACTTCCTCTTTTACACTATCACTTTGCGAAGCAATTTTAGCAATACGTATAGGAATACCAAAGAGCTCCTCGAACTCGTCCCACGAACCCCACGAATGGCGCTTGAGTATCGCATAAGGAGTCGCTTTTTCGAGTAACCCCGAATGCTTGTAGAATTGTGCTACTAATACTACCTCTTGCACATCTCGTAGGTCTATGCCAGTGGTAGCATCATAGTCCTTGAGCAGTACGTGCTTTTCGGGGATTACCAAGCCCCTATCAATAAGCTCTACGGCTTTGATTTCGCCCTTGGTTACTTCTTTGAGCCATATAGGAGAATGCCCGTGATAGATGCTTTGGTGAGCAAACTCGATCACGTCCTCAAACCATTGTTTATCCTTGATATACTCGGTTAAGGTGTCGTCCTTAATCTCATCGATGGCGATAACGTAGTCCTTATTGGTAGTTCGTAGGGTACGGTTTTCGGTGATCCCTGTTAGGTGTCCATCAAGGAGTACATCTTGGTATACCTCCTCCAATGGGTAAGTACGAGGGTAGTCCACACTATAACGGGCATAACGTGCCGAGTGCCAATGGTTGAGTTCGGTACGCCATAGCCTGCGTTGTCTTTTGATGATATCCACCATCAGATTGGTTACCTGCTGAATGTTTTGGGTTGTATTTTTGCCCAAATGTACCTTCTTATTAAGTACATTACCACTAAGGGTGACACTCTTTTCTATACGTTGTTTATGGGATTGCTTTGCCATTATTTTAATTGATTGAATAAACGGTCTATTTCCTTTTTGACATTGTTGAATAAGGTTTTGGAGTCGCCTATAAATTGTCGCTTAGGCATACCTTTTAGGCCCTCGTTGTGTCTTAGGGCATACTCCTTATGGGTGTAGAAGGTAACCTGCATTTTCTCCACATGTGCCATAAATGAGTGTCGTAACTTGTTGCCTCCAGAGTTGTATCCTGTAAGGATAGCTCGCCCTTGGTTACGCTTGCCAAAGGGGGTAAGGGTACCCTTTTTGCCTACCCTATCCGAGCGGTAACGAGTAAGGTCTCGTCCTCGTGTATCGGTAGTTTTGCGAGGTTGCCACTTCTGTAAGCCCTCATCATTAAACCCCTCATCTTGGAAGTTCTTTTGAATAAACTTGAGTCCTTCTGTTTTAAGCACAATAGGGATATCCTCTTTCACTAATTGTGCGAGGGCTTCAAGCTTTTTGCGGAGTTCTTGTAAATTGTTATTAGACATAATCACCAATGATTTTTATAGGTTTTGCGCCCTCCGAGCTTCATAAAAGGGGTGGGTGTATCGGGGGTGCCGTCACCATCGGTGTCTCTTAGGCGCTTGGGTAGGGAGACTTCTATTTCTCCTTTGGCTATTTTTTCAAGCCATAACATAGCCTCATCATAGCGGAGCTTTGCCACTTGGTTGAGGGTTTTAGTTCGTCTTATATAGATTTCATGGATAACAATATCCTTGAGGTACTTCAGTAGTATCTTGCTGCGCTCATCTCCCTCTTTGGCAAAGATAGCTTCGGTATCGTAATACTTGTACAAGTAAGAAGCTATTAGGTCTATGCTTTCGGCAATGATTTCGGTTACTATCTGCTCGTCGCCTTGGGTGATAAGGTCTATCACCTCTTTAGTGGCTACGGTTTTGAGTTCTTCTTTGGTTAAATACACGTTACTAATGATTAGTTGTTAATTATTAATTACTTGCGATTTGCAATCTTCTACCCGTATAGGGGTAGGGTGTGCGCCTATAAATATGAGTGGTGAAGGTAATGCGATAGCTCATAATGCCGTCATCACTTAAGCGCAATTCCTCCTCTCGCACCTGCTGCACGGGCTTGAACTGCTCGCCTTGCAGGAATTGTATGGTATCGGTGATTTTGTCCAATATATCCAGTTCCATAAGTCCCTCTTCGGAGTCAGCAGTGCCTAAGTGTTGGTCTGTCCATCCGTCTTTGCAATAGAAGTCTATATGAAACTCACACTCGCCCTCTTGCACATGTTGGGTCATCGTCTCGTATGTGATAGGCATTACCTGAATGAGTGCAGCCGTCCATATTTCGGGATAGCCGTTTTCGGGGTTATCAAACTGACCGCGTTGCAGGTCTATCAGTTCAATACCTTCAATGGTAGCAAGGGCTTGTTTTACTTTTACAAATAGTTCTTTTCTTGGAGTCATCAGTGTACAATTTTAGAGAATAATAAGGTTATACGTTACGCCTTTTGTGCTTAGCAATAAAAGGTCGCCCGCTTTGTAAGGGGTTTTCAGAATAGCCAAAATACTGTTGGGCAAGGGTAATGGCACGCTCTAAGGTATCGGGGGCGTCATCATGTGAGGTAGTGCCTTTTTCAAAGGAAAGCACCTGCTTAATAAAAGCGTTGTAGTCACGTTCTGAACGCTTTGGAAGACTCTCGTCCCAGTACAATATCTTGCGAAAGAGCGCATTGGTAATACCTGCCGAAATACGGTTGTGTTTGTCCCCCTCTTGATGCAAACCAATAGGGATATTAGGGCAGGCATTGTCCTCGGCACTCTGCATAATAATAGGGGTATAGACAGCTTTCTGCGCCATAGTAGCATCAAAGAAGCCCATAGTGTTATAGCCTTTTTTGAGGTACTTCTTTACCCATTGGGCACGTACTTCCATAGCTGCATTAAGTTCACACCTTTGACAGAAGACCTCCAACACATACAGCTTAATGCCTTTGATACCAATGAGCACCCCCGCTTTATAGTCACCTGTAGCGGTGTAGGATAAGTCCCAATGGTCAAGCAATCCGTCCCACGCCTGATTGTCTGCTATGCGTACCAAGGCAATATCTTTCGCCTTGAAGAGTTTGCCCTCCTCAATAGGGTTATTAAAATCCTCTCGCTGTGAGGTATAGTAGTCATCATTCATTAAGATACGAATAATATCCTCCTTAGTATCTCGCTCTTTCCACGAAGGTTCCCACTCTACATCCATATAGTTCTCTCGGGTGATATTCACAGTAGCAAGGTTTGTAACTGAATCGTGCAGGTGTGGGCTATCTTTCCACTTGTCATAGAGGTAGTCTAATATGCCATCCTTGACGATATAGTTGTTATTGATGATGAGCCTGCCTCGCTTGCGATGGAAAGCCTTCACCAAGTCGCCCGTTATTTTTTTGCCGTACTTCTCTATCATATCGGGGCGTTTGGCACGGTCTAAGTCCTCTATATCATCCAAAATAGCCAAGTCGGGGCGATACATACCAAAACGCAACCCCCTAAAAGGTTGGTTAAGCCCCAAGGCCTTGAAGTGCTTGCCGTCTGTAGTCTGAAAGTCACCATCCGACCAATCCCCATAAGAGAGTTGTAGGCCAAAATCCTTGATAAACTTCTGATTGTTCTCCAAGTGTGCTTGCAAGTCGGATAGTAGTATTTTAGCCAAGCCCTCGTTAGCCC